CATGCAGCGAAATGCAGAGGATGTAATGAATGATTTTGATGTTCTTATTGACAACATCAAAGAACGGTTGCGTTCGGACCACAATTTTGGTGATCCAACGGGTAACCTAGTATGGCAAGGAGCAGAACCTGTTATCAGCGCTCGCTACGGAGAAGTCTCCACGACTAATGAAGGCGCATCGGAAGTGTTTGCTGAGATAGAATTCCTTGTTACCGAAATGATCCAAGCATAAGGAGCAACATGAAACTAAAATACAATGGAACAGATGAGCGTGTGTTCCCATCGCTGGGCATCACGGTAAAACCAGGTGAGGAATTTGACGCACCCGATGATTTTAAACATCCTGATTGCACAGCACCAGGTGCAGTAAAATCTGCAGCAATACCAACACCACCAGCCAAATTGTCTGCAGCGTCAGACCTGAACTCTAAGGAGAGTGAATAATGTCCGTACAGCAATCCGTTAGGTCGTACCTTGGTATCGCTAAAGAAGTTACCAAAGGTACTATCGTTGCACCTACAGACTTCATACCAGTATCAAAAGACAGCATCAAACCAGTCGATGTAGTAGATCCACTCTATGACACAGGACTTCGTGGTTCAAATGTTGTTAACTATGCTTATCTACAAGGCCGCACCCGCTCAACCTTTGATTTTGGTGGAGCAGTATTTGCCGACACCGTAGGTTATGGACTTGCAGGGCTTTTAGGCTCTGTGGCAACAACAGGTGCTTCAGCACCATACACACACACTATTTCTTTAAAGAATAGTTTAACTTCAGGCGCAGATGATCAGCCAATCTCTTACACACTTACTGACTTCTACGCCGCCGATGTCCGTTCATACCCAGGATGCCAATTCTCTGACTTCTCTTTGAAGTTCAATGCAGATGGCATGCTTGAATATGACACAAAAACAACTGGCTGGGCTTCTAGCGCAGTTTCTGATCCAACACCAACATTCTCAACATTGTTACCAACTGTTGTATGGCGTGGAGCAGTATCCATTGGTGGAGCAACAGTTTCTAATGCAATGACTGGCAACATCGACATGACTCGTTCTGTCACTCCAGTTTATGGCATCTCTAATACTCAGAATCCTTACCAAGTTTTCTTGGGACCTTTAGAAGTAACTGGCAAAATCACCTTCATCATGGAAGATGACACAGAATTAACTCGCTTCCTAAACAACACTCAACCAGCCATAGTTTTAAACTGGGCTTACGGTGCAGGTGCTTCAGCAGTTCAGATCCAAGCAACAATATCAAAGGGCGCTTACACAGCAGCCGTGATTGAGCGTGGCGATGATTATGTTCAAGTGTCAATCGATCTAAACGGCCAAAGCACCACAACTGATGCTGGCTCAACAGGTGGATTTGCACCAATCAAGTGGGTTCTACAGAACGCTAAGGCTTCAGGAACTTACGCATAACAAACCCTCAGAGTAGGTGGGGTTAGGTTGATGGAGAACGCCTTCCCTCCATTCCACCCACCTACTCCTTTTAAAGTATGATGTAAGGAAGGCAAACAAACAGGAGGCAAAAATGACACAGAAAATAACACTACCTTCAGGCGCAACTGTAACTTTGAAGGACCCAAAACAACTACGAGTCAAAGACCGTAAGCGTGTATTAAAAATCGCTGATGTTGAAGGCGGAGATTTAACCAGGGCTTTAGCATTAGGCGATGCTTTAATTGCTATGTTGGTGGAAGATTGGTCTTTTGATCTGTTAATTCCAGGCTTAAAAATAGACGCTTTAGATGAGTTAGAAATGAAAGATTATGATGCGCTCATTGATGCAACCAAAGACGCACAGAAGTTTCTCTTTCCAGCACTCACAGAAACTGTTGAGAATGAAAAAGACCCAAAAGCGCCTACCGACAACTCGAACGCCTAAAGTGGCTGCTTGAGGGTGGCGAGCGCCGATCTGATTTAAACTATCCCGACGAGGAATGGTCTTATTTTCAGTTCGCAGATCGCTTTGGTTGGACACCCGCACAGGTGGATGATCTACCCGCAGGAACTGCTGATTGGTTGTTGGCAATAGCGGCAACTGTAAACAAAGTGCAGATTGAGGGGAGAAAATAATGGAAATAAAAAACCTTGCTCAAGTGCTGGCTGGTCTGAATTTAACTGAAAAGAAAATGAATGATGCTGCTCGCTATGCCATCGGTATGGCCGCTGCAACAGTTGAGCGCCAGGCTAAAAAGAATGCAAATACAGGAACTCATCCTCGAGGCGCAGGACACATTCCTGGAACTGGGCCTGGTCCCAATGTTGTAACAGGTAATTTGCGCCGTTCTATTTACTCTCAAACTAAAGTTGGCTTTGGCAGTTCATATATTGGCGAAGTTGGGGCCACAATGGTTTATTCGAGAGCAGTTGAAATGGGCCTTCCTTCTTGGAAATCAGGAGTAAAATATCCATATCTTGTTCCTGCCGCAGAAAGCCTACAAAAATCAGGCGCTCTTAACAGGACATTTACTGGCGCATTTGCGATGTATTTAAGGAGTTAATGAATGACATCAACGATCCCGCCAATCCTGATCCAACTCCAAGCCGACATAAGTGGCTTAAAAAAGGGTCTTGCTGATGCGCAAAATGCAATCAAGGGCGTGGATAGTTCTGTTAAAACTGCAAGTTCAGGCGTTAATAATTTCACAAACACAATAAAAAAACTGGGAGTGATAGCGGGAGTTACTTTTGGTACCTCTCAACTTGTCAATTTCTTTAAGAGTTCTGTAGCGGAGTCAACCAAAGCGGAAGCAGCACAAGCACGACTTGCTAATTTGTTAATGAACACCAATGGTGCAACTCAGGCACAGATTACTGCCTTGGGAGAACAAGCACGAGCCTTAGAAAAGGTTGGTGTTGTATCTGCCGATAACATAACAGTTGCTCAATCTCAATTAGCAACCTTTGATTTAACTGCCTCATCTATTGCGACTTTGACACCAGCCATTCTTAACTATGTAACTGCAGAAAAAGGCGCCTCTGCAAGCACAGATGAGTTCAAACAAATGACCAACGGCCTGGCTCAAGCCATGCAGGGTAACTTTGCTTCTTTAACTAAGACTGGTTTCGTTTTAGACGCAGCAACCAAAGCCACAATTGCCAACGGCACCGAGATGGAACGATCTCGAGCAGTTGTTGAGGTATTAAATTCAACTTATGCAAACTTTAATGAGAACTTACGCAACACAAGCCAAGGCGCTATGCAAGTTGCCATTAATGATTTTAATAATTTAAAACAGAAAATTGGTAGTGAGTTAGTTCCTACCATCATGGGATTTGCAGGAGCATTAACCAGTAAAATAATTCCAGCCTTAACTAAATTAGTTGATTTCTTAGTCAAAAACAAAGACTCGATTGTTGCCGTGACTAAAGTTTTAATTGCAGGTGCCGCCGCTTACGCCACTTACCGAACTGCCATGATTGTGGCAAGTGCTACGGCCACAGCATTTAGAGTTGTGATGGTTTTAATGAAAGGCGCTCAACTAGCATCGATTGCTTCCACCAATGGTCTAGCCGCTTCCATGTTGGTTCTAAACGCTGCAATGAAAGCCAACCCAATCGGAGTGATTATTACGGCTTTAACCGTTTTGGCAGCGGGCTTTGTAGTTGCCTGGAACAACAGCGAGACCTTCCGCAAGGCTGTAGTTAAAATGCTTCAAGTTGTAATTAATGGCTTTGGATATTTGGTTGGCGCTATTGGATCAATGTTAAGCGCTGCTTCAAAAATACCTGGCATTGGCGACAAATTTAAAGGCCCTGCTGAAGCGGTTAATAAAACAGCCGATGACATTCGCAAGTTCAGCGACGGACTAGATAAACTCGCAACTAAAAAGGTTGATATTAAAGCCAATGTTAAAACTTCTGTTGATGGCAAAGGTGTTCGAACTGGCGATGAGGTTAAGTTAAGCGATAAGGAAATGAAAGCCAGGGCTAAGGCTGCTGAGGAAAGAGCGCAAGCCAGTTATCAAGCCATGAGCAATTATCTTGAGGCTCAAATTAACGCTCATGAAAGATACCAAGAAAAAGTATCTGACCTGCAAAAGAACTATGCAGAATCCATTGCCGATGCGGAAGAGTCCGATAGAGAACGCCGCCTAGATGCACAGAAAACTTATGAATCATCTGTTGTTGATGCTCAAAAGAGCCACACCAAAACGATGGTGGACATTGCTAAAGATTATGCAAAGAAAACTGCAGAAATAGAAGCAACCCTTCAAACTAAAATTACAGAGTTGCGTGCTGCGGCTGTGCAAAAGGCTGCAGAGTTAAGGGCTAGATCAGCAGAAAAAGAAGCGTCAATTATTCAGCAATCGGTAGATCGTTTACGCAGCGCTTTTGCTTCAGGTACTGCCTTCAGTATTACAGACGCCTTTGCAGGCAAAACTTCAGGTGGCTTTTTAGACCAAATGAAAAAGCAACTTGATGATGCAAAGAAACTACAAGAGGCTGCGGCAGACTTAGCGGGCAAGGGTTACTCACAAACATTTATTGAACAGGTAGTAAAGGCTGGACCAACGGCTGGACTTAAGATGGCCGAAGAGTTAAAGAAAGCCTCACCTGAACAACAAAAAGAAATACAAGACACATTTAAGAACTTAGAGTCCATTCAAGACTCAGGTTTAAACACCCTGGCTAAGTCCATGAACGAGGGTGCCAATCTTGCGACCTCTGAACTTAAAGAAGCATACGATCAAGTAGCGATTGATTTAAAGAACTCATTGGCTGAAGTTGATCGAGAATTACTTGAGTCCCTGGCTACTGCCAATGCTGAGTATGCAAAGTCAATGCTTGAAGCCAAGAATGAACGAGATGCTCGAATCTTAGAAGCATCTACTCAACTTCAAGAAGCAATTGCTGCCGCTAAAGCCCAACTTGATGAATCTTTAGCCGCTTCTGCGGCAACCTTAGCCAAAGCCAGGGCCGAAGCGCAAAAGAGATTAAATGAAGGCTTGGCTGAAGCCCAAGCAACTCTACAGAAATCTTTAATTGATGCTCAAAAGGCTTATGAAAAGGCTATCGATGATATTTCATCATCAACTGCGCAAAAGTTAAAAGCATTACAAGCCCAACTTGCCTCAGTTGCTGCTGCCACCGCTGCGTTACAATCAGCCAACGCTGCCTACACCGCCGCAGCCAGCGCAACCCCAATTTATTCAACTGCAAATATTAACCCACAAGGCGGAGTTGGAAGTAACACTTATGGCCCATCATCAACTACTACGATTAATCAAAATTTCACATCAACTGCGGTTAATACCCAGGCGGTCACCACAGCAACAGTCAGCGCAGTTAAATATGGAGCAGCAATAACCGTGCCTACTTCAAACTTTACTTATGGCGCTGGCAATCCTGGATCTCCAGTTAACACAAAAGCAAAATCCACATCTAATTTCACTTACGGATCAGGTAATCCAATGGCGGCCAAATAATGAGTGCCGTAATTGCTAATTATTCGTTTTCTTTTAATAATCAGGTTTTTGGAGGCGAAGGTTCTCCTTATCAAATCATGAGCGTTGATGGACTTGAAGGCTTGCCTGGAATTCGCAACCAAGATGACAACCGTGGTTATGCCGATGGAATGTTTTCAGGCAGAGATTTTTATAGCGGCCGATACATTACAATGATCATTCAGATACTTGGAAATAATGAAGGTTCAGCCCAAGCCAATTTTAATACATTACAACAAGCCCTTTTAGCCCAACAAAGCGGCACTACGCCCCTTTACTTCATTCTCTCTAATGCCGACACCGAACAGGTCATTTACGCCCGTGTACGAGGCTTACAGGCCTCTGTAGACCCCAATTACACCTACGGTTACATCTTGGCTCAGGCGACTTTCTTTTGCCCTGATCCAGCCTACTATTCAAGCAATATTCAAACCGCAACCCTGGCTTATACCCCACCAACTGGCCGCACCTACAACCGAGTCTACAACTTGGTATACGGTGGAGGATCAGCAACAATTACAACCAACATTCAAAATAACGGATGGTATAACTCTTACCCAACCATAGTTTTAAACGGACCTATCACAAACCCAATATTAGGAAATCAAACTGAGGGTTTTGCTTTATATTTTAATTGCACTTTAACCAACACCGACTTTTTAACAGTTGACCTTTACAATAAACTTGTAACTTTAAACGGAAACCCTGCTCGAAACTTGCTGGCTTCGGGTCAATGGTTCTCTGCGCAACCAGGCACTAACTTGTTCTACCTAACAGGCAACGCAGGTAGTACAGTAGTGGGTGTGACAGGGGCAACCGTGACTTGGCAATCGGCTTACATTTAGGAGAATAAATGACAATAAGAACACCGCCCAGTTGGTTACAAAACGGTTCACATCCTGCTGAAAATGATCGCCTTACAACTCAGGCTTTGTGGGCAACCACAGGTATTATTAATAGCACTTCTTTATCAGTTACCCAAAATACACCTCCTGGTCTTTCTGTTGTTGTTAACTCAGGTTGGGCTGCAATTGTTGGAACAACTCAAGCCAACATGGGAACTTATGTAACCTACAACGACGCCGCTGTTGTTCTGTCTTTGACTACTGCTGATCCAACAAACCCAAGAATTGATTTAGTTTGCGCAACTGTTAATGATGCTTACTACACAGGCGCATTAAACAATGTTGTTTTACAAGTTGTTACAGGAACTCCTGCAGGATCACCTGTTGCACCTGCTCTTCCAGCCAACTCAATAACTTTAGCAACCGTGGCCGTGGGTGCAGGCGCAACTGCAATCACAAATGCCAACATAACTGATACTCGTGTTTTGGTTACAACAAACATTCCTGAAAGCGGCGATATTTCTGCCGTTGTTGCTGGCACAGGTTTAAGTGGTGGTGGGTCAAGCGGCTCAGTAACTCTTTCCATCAATACAGCCGTGACCGCAGATTTGACTACTGCTCAAACGCTAACGAATAAAACTTTAACTTCACCTTTAATAAATCTAGGCATCAATGCGCAAACTGGTACAACTTATACCACGGTTTTGGCTGACAACGGTAAGTTAATCACACAAACAAATGCTTCTGCTATTGCCACAACCATTCCGCTAAATTCCAGCGTTGCTTATCCAGTTGGCGCACAAATAAATATTGCGCAATTAGGCGCAGGACAAATAACTGTTGCTGGCGCTGTGGGTGTAACTGTTGTATCTACTGGAGCCACCGCAGCAACTCCTAAAACAAGAGCGCAATACTCAACTCTTACTTGCGTGCAAACTGCAACCGATAACTGGTTAGTAATGGGTGATATTGCATGAGCCGTTTAGCCTTAACACCTACTAATGTGCCAGCAAGCGCCACAGATATTTCTACACCCACTTTGCGTGCTGGAGATTTGTACTACAACACAACAGATGGTTTAAAAGTTTATACTGGATCAGCATGGACTGTGGTTTCAGGCGGAGGCGGAACAATTACAGAAATAGATGCGGGAGCATTTGATAGTATTGCGCCTTATCAAGGTGGTCGTAATCCATCAGAAACTTCAACACAAACAGTTAATGGGGGAACTCCGTAATGTCAGTAGTAACACAAATTCAAGTCCGCAGAGGCACTGCTTCTCAATGGACTTCCGCTAACCCAACTCTTGCTTCAGGTGAATGGGGCTTTGAGACTGACACAGGTAAAGTGAAAATTGGTGATGGCACAACTGCTTGGACTTCTCTTGGCTATACAGGAGCAGGTGATGTGACCCTAACGGGAACCCAAACATTAACTAATAAAACTTTAACTGCACCAGTTATCAATTTAGCGCTAAACGCTCAAACAGGAACTACCTATACTTTTGCTTTAACTGATA